TTCACCGGACGCTCTCGGCGGCGATCTTGACGGAGCAGGCGATCCTGGTGCCGGCGACGATCTCGGCGCAGATCTTCCACCAGCAGTTGATGCTGGCGGTGAACCGTTGAAGTCGGGAGATACGATTACTATCACGAAAGTTCCAGCAGCAGGTGCGGCTCCGACGGATGTTCCGCCGGCAGATCCTGGTGCTGATGCTGGATTGCCTGATGCCGGTGCGGATGCGGGTGCCGATGCGGCTCCTGTTGCCGAAGAAGATATCGATCTGAACGAGTTGATGGCCAGCTTGAATGAAGAAGCAGCTGCCGATGATTTGGATGAAGGTAGTAAAGAAGAGAAGTGTGAAGATGATGATGACAAGAAGGAAGTCGATGAATCTCTCACTAATCAACTCAATGAAATCACCGCACAACGGGATGAAGCCTACAAAACTGTAAAGTATTTGAAGGGACAACTTAATGAGTTCAATCTGCTGAATGCTAAACTGCTCTACACGAACAAGCTGTTTAAGGAATTCGGTATGGACCGTGGCCAGAAGATGAAGGTCGTGGAAGCATTTGATCTCACAAAAAATGTTCGTGAAGTCAAGATGACATACGCAAATTGGTGTGAATCCTTGAATTTCGGTGGGAAGGCCAAGAAACGAGTGACTTCTGTTACTCCAAATTCCTCGGTCACAACTATCACCGAAGGTTCTGCATCCAAGATTGTAGCATCAACGAAACCCACTGCCGTAATCACCGAAGGTGTTAACGACATGGCGATTAGATTCAAGAAGCTCGCTGGAATCAAATCGAAGTAATTGAGCAAAAACAAATATAGATAGATAAAATAAGGAAACACATATGGATAATGTAAAATCATTGTTGACCAACACCATGAATCCACAAGCTCGGCTTATGCAAGAGACCCGTGGATTGGTGGATCGTTGGGCGAAAGTCGGACTTCTCGAAGGTTTGAAGAACGACGTGGAACGTTCTAATATGGCAATCTTGCTTGAAAACCAAGCACGACAGCTCATTGAAGAATCAAGTGCAACCGGCACATCGACTAACTCTGAACAGTGGGCTGGCGTAGCTCTCCCATTGGTTCGTCGTGTATTCGCCGAAATCGCAGCTAAGGAGTTCGTATCCGTCCAACCGATGAATCTCCCATCCGGGCTGATTTTCTATTTGGACTTCAAGTATGGAACCAACCAAGGTCCATTCGCTAAGGATGCAGGTGGAACGGGCAGTGCCTATTCCTCGCTCTACGGCGGAACGGGAACCAAGTATGGTTCTACGGACGCAGCAACCGGTGGTTTGTATGGTGCTGGCCGATTCAGTTATACGTCAAACGACAAGATATTGACAAACATTACTTGCACGGTGGGTTCTGCTTCGTGGAACGACGTGAACTATGATGTCAACTATTCAGCGTCGGTGACTACAAACAGAATTTGGACTCTCACGACCACAAACTTCTACTCGGCATCGTCGGCTCAAGGCAACGTCTTTGATGCTAACGCAGTCCGTTCGTTCGTCCCATCCATCGCCAGCACATCATCGGGTTCATACAACACATACTTCCCAGCATTGACGAGAATCAATGGTTCCGAAGTCGTGTTCGTCATCTCCGGTTCGTTGTTCGGCGCAGGTGGAACGTCCCCAACATTGGCTGTAACATTCTCGGTTCAACCGAAGGATAGCAACCGTGGCGACTTTGAAGATCGTGGAACTCCAGATGCTACATTTGGATTGAACAGTGATATTGGTATTCCAGAAGTCAATCTCGAATTGAAATCGGAACCAATCGTAGCTAAGACCAAGAAATTGAAGGCCGTTTGGACTCCTGAATTGGCTCAAGATTTGAACGCATATCACTCGATTGATGCTGAGGCCGAATTGACAGCACTCTTGTCGGAATATGTGTCTATGGAAATCGACTTGGAAATCTTGGACATGTTGATCACTAACGCACCTGCAATCACAACGGAACGTTGGTCGGCAAAGTTGAATCGTGAAATTGTTGGAAACAACGACGGAACGTATTCAATCGTCGATCAAACCGCCGCTGGAACAGGTGGATATTACACCAAGGATACTTGGTTCAAGACGCTCGGAATCAAGATTCAAAAGGTATCTAACAAGATTCACCAATTGACTCTCCGTGGTGGTGCTAACTTCCTCGTCTGTTCTCCAGACGTTGCCACTATCTTGGAATCTATCCCAGGTTGGACAACCAACACGGATGGTGATCAAGCCAAGTTCGCAATGGGTGTTTCCCGAGTTGGTAACTTCCAGAACCGATTCCAGGTTTACAAGAACCCATACATGACCGATAACGTCATCTTGGTAGGCTTCCGTGGAAATAACTTCCTCGAAACCGGTGCAGTGTATGCTCCATACATCCCACTCGTTCAAAGCCCACTCGTTTACGATCCAGTAAACTTCACCCCAAGACGTGGTGTTATGACACGTTATGCTAAGAAAATCGTCAGACCCGAATTCTACGGCAAGGTGATGGTTGGCGATCTCAACACAGTATAATCATACTGATTGAATAATTCAAAAAAGAGGGTCAGAAATGACCCTCTTTTTTATTGCAACCATTTCATTTTCCCATAGAATTCTGGGTATTTATGGTTATATGAAAAGTGGTATTTACAAAATAACAAACAAATCAAATGGGAAATTTTATATTGGTTCTTCTGAAAACATAGAAGGTCGGTGGGATAATCATAAACAATATTTGAACGGTGGGTATCACAAAAACCCAAAATTACAAAACGCTTGGAATTTTTATGGAGTTGATAAATTCTCATGGGATATAGTAGAAGAAACGTCTCGGGAAAAAGAAATACTGTTAAACCGAGAACAATATTATTTGGACCTATTCAAACCGTATATGAGAGACATAGGATACAATATATGTCCTACTGCTGCCGGCGGGGATAATATAACTCACAATCCAAATAGAGATATATTCATAGAGAAAATGAAAACGATTTGTTCTGGTGAGAATAATCCTATGTTTGGAAAATCACATTCAAACGAATCAAAGCAGTTACAAAAAGACAAAGCTAAGGGAAGATTTTCATTGGATTGGTTTAATTCAAAATATGGCAACGAAATTGGGCAGAAAAAATATGATGAAAGGAGATGGGCTCTAAAGAATAGAAAAATAAATTACAGCAATCCAAGCACTTTAAAAGGAAAAACTTTTGGTCCTATGTCCGAAGAGAACAAACAAAAAATCAGAGATACAAGAAAGATGTTAAAATCCAGAAGAGGTGAACTTATGGATGATATTAAACGAGATGAAGAAACGGTGTTGAGTCTGTCCCACAAATACGGAATGAGTATTTATAGTATCAAATACTACAAAAGAAAATTTAAAAATGGGATGTTGTGACGGTATTTATACGGAAGAATGATAAAATTGAAGCATCTCGTTTTAGAAAATTTTGATTCCAACAAAGTTCACGGCCCCGTGACAGACATCACGCATATAACTCCGGACGAGTTGAAGCCCATGAATCAGTTAGAATTGAATTCTGCAATTCATGATATGAAATCAAGTGGTATGTCCGATGAAGAGTGGGCGAAATCAGTAAATATTGCCGAGCCGATTTCTGCATCAATCTATTCGGATGGAGAGATTAAAATACAAGACGGCCATCATAGATATTTGGCAGCAAAAATCTTGAACAAACCGGTATCAGTAAATCTTACTGCAATAAACACAAAACTGTCAATTTTACAGTTGGTTAAAGACCGAATAAAACTAAAGTTAAAAACTGCGAACGGGTTCGATTAAAGAACATTTGATTGATATTTATACGGAAGAATGATCAAACTAAAGTCGTTATTACAACAGTCGAACCGTGATAGATTACTGTCGGAATCGTTGTCGGATTCCCGTAGATATTCGTGGTTGTATCCCAATGGTTCATTTCATCCGGTAAAACGAAGTCATGGTGCTGACGCAAAACAATTTATGGATGAAATCGGAGATGCAATAATGGCGGCGTGGAAAGCAGGATATGTTCGTGTTATAAATAGTGGAGACAGTATCTATGCTCACAATGAGGTGATGCCACCGAATGAGAGACAGAAACGAGCATTGATTGATTTGGCCAAGGAAACGGATTCTACCGATGTCAAGTATGATTACGGTGACGACTATAAAGTTCTATGGTCTATTCATGATGTATTGGAGACATATCACTCTGAGTTGGATGATGATCAAAAATATGATTTAGCATCTGATTATTTCTCCATTGGACAAGATGAAAATTCCGATGAAAATTATTGTTGGATTTGGGATGGGCAATTCATACGATATAAAAAAGGTGGCACGCACGGATCTAATTTTTCGCATGCCATTGCAGATAAATCTTTTAAGGGGTGGTATGATGTTGATCAGAATAAAATTTCCGTCGTATTTCCCAATAGAGAGTTGACCAAGTTGGGAAATCGCAGACCAACCGTGGATGATATTCCACAGTCGGTCTATTCTAAATTACAGTCAACCTTCGGAAAACAAAAACCAACAATGGTTGTGTTTGAAAATGGTATGCGTGAAGAATTTACCGCCAATGTGCAACCATCGCATGTTATGTCTCCTGATTTTATTGATTTTATAAAATCTGTTGAAAATCCGAACAAAGTTGGTTACAAGAATGGAAAGTGGTATCCACACAAATCTCCCGAGGGTGGATTGCCGACGATTGGATATGGCCACAAACTCACGCAGTCGGAGGTTAATACATTGTCAGTCGGCGTCGATGAAAAGACCGTGGTGGGGTTATTAAAGCGAGATTTGCTTCGTGCTCGTGATGTTGTTTATAAAGATCATAAAGAGTGGGTAGCAACGACCATCAAAGATTTACAGAAAAAATTTCCGAACAACGCTTTCTATAAAAACCTCAAATACACAGACCCGATTTTCTCGATTAGTGAAGATCAATTAAACATGTTGACCGATTTCGTTTACAATTTAGGTTCTCTCAAATCGTTTCCGAATTTCAAACATGCAGTTTTTATGAAGGATTGGAAAACTGCAAAAAAAGAATATAAACGTAGTTATGTCGATTCGTCGGGAAAACGAAAAGAATTGGGGAGAAATTCTATATTTTTTGACAAATTTCTAGCCAACAAACAATGATATGATAAAACTTAGACCGTTATTGATGGAAGTGTTGGCAGAACGAATGAGTTATTCGGATCTAATGCGTGCATCCGACCCAAAACGAATTGAACGGTCTGCACGAATTCCCGCTAAATCAATGTTGGTCCGGTCGGTAAATGATAGAGAATCGTGGAAGTTTTCTTATAAGACGCCATTTGGTGAATCTGAAACCGGACTTCGGCATACCGGATTCATTTATTTTTTCAAAGACGGATTGCAGCCGGGAGACAATGCGATGTCCATTGATTGTTCGGTTGATTGTTCGTGTCCCGATTACAAATATAGATGGGCGTATAATAACGCCGCTGATCAAGCAGGAGAACTCGGTGCAACTTCTCTTAACAAAAACAACGGATCTCCTCCTAAAGTCAACTTAGGAAATGGATTGTGTAAACATCTATTATCACTAAAAGAGTATTTGAATACGAGAATTGAGTCGGATAAGACTGTTCCCGACACCGCTACTGATCCTGCAACGTCGCCGAAATCAACAGGAAAACCCGTCGTTGTTCCTAAATCTCCAGATAACACAACCACGCCTCAAGATTCAGAAGAACCACCTCCGCAAGACGGTTCGGATAATATTGACAAGACACAATCTCCTGATCCGGAAAATCCAGCTTCCGACGATCAAGGAACTGTGCCGGTAGAACCAACGTCGGATACGCCGCAGGAGCCAGAACCGTCATCCGACGACGTTGATGCTGTCGATGCCGAAAAAGATAATAATGTCGACAAGAACACAAAAAAGAAATTAAATAAAGATGCGCTCACGGAATCCGATTCCGCAAAAAACATAGCTAGACGATTGGATGTCATTTGCAATACCCACCGACTATTTATACTGTAACGATATGATATTACTAAAACGTCTCATAAACGAATCTTTCAAGATTGGCAAAAGTTGGTTTGTTCACGAAGGGACAAATAACGTGACGACAATATTTGAATCCGGAGAAAAAATGCAATTTAAGTTGAGATTGAACGGAAAGTATGGATCTGAAAAGGATAAGTGGAGGCATCAAGCCGCCAATCGTTGGTCGTCTATTGCGAGGGAAATATATAACGATGCCGACTTAAATGAGATTGGCAATCCAATTCAAAAATCTTGGAAAGAGTGTTTTTCCGAAGCATTGAAAGATCCGAGGATGGTTCCATTTGTTGATGCCAATCAGAACCAACCAATATTTTGATTTACTTCATACCGAGGAAATGTGCAATAGTCAATAACCTTCCAGAAACATGTTCGCCGTAAGATCCTGTATTTGGTGATGCGGGAATGAGCTTGTTCCAAACCGCTGCTGCAATTTCATCTGCGGTCGGCGTTGACCCGGTGGAAGAAGATTGTATTTCAACTTGTCTTACAATCGTGGATACTTTGTTTGTAATGTTGATTTTCCACCGACCATCTGTGTTTACATATGGGGATTGTCCGGATTCCCGGGTATAAATGTTTCCATCTAATGTTAAGTTGTGATCGCCTTCCCACGGTTTGATTCTCCAACCATTTTCCAAGAAGTATGTAGCGCCAACGTATTCTCCAGCACCAATTGGTTCTCCACCAATCACGGAAATAGCAGTAGGAAATTTCGAATAATCATATATTTGAACCCACTCTTTCCAATTGGAGTAAATATCCACGCCGACATCAATGGATGTTTCGCCATTGTTGATTAGTATCAATTTATTTTCGCCGTCGAATGTGACTTTATGATACAGATTCCAGTAATCCCAGTAATTGTAATATGTAGATGTCCACATTGTTATTTACAATATCAATTTGTTATCTAATACTACGGTCAAACTGCTAGATGGGTATGTTTCCGAACTCAACAATTTTGCCACGACTGTCCATGCGCAATTTTCATCGTTAATGTCATTCTTTCTTATTATTTTATTCGATTCATCCCAATTATCCGTGTGAAAATGGTGTTCGTATAGTTGACCAGGATCAACAATGTTTGACGTTACCACTATTCCATTACTAGCCGTTGTCGCCGTTGCATCTGCAATTACTGCAGATTGTGCCTGTGCCGGAACAGTCCATGTGTCTCCAGTGAGAGTTGGCCACTTTTGAACTTGAAATAAGATTGGAACGTGTGAAGAATACATCGACAATTTGAATGGCACCGTTATAGAACGATTTTCTTTGCCCAAACGTGTCTTCGCAGCTTTCGTTGAAAACATGGGCCTGAACGAGCCCGTCCAACTCACGGCTTTTGTGAGTTCCGTTGTAGTGCCGAGGATTTTGTCAATATATGGCGCAGTTTTATGTGTCCCCTGAGCGACCATCATAGATCCGAGTTTTAATTCCGACGTCGATACAGACGTGTTTATGTTTATTTGTTCCGCCGTGGCCGGCAAGTTTGGTCGAGACATATATGGCAAAGACAATTCCTGAGAATGGTTTTCAACATGAACAATAACTCGACGACCCGAATGCATTATTCCAAATCGGACTCGGCCGACGCCGAGCCACTGAAAATCCATAAAATACACCGTGCCTTTTGATGGATCCAAGTCGGCATTTGAAATGTTAAATTCTCCTCCCGAACCATCCACTTTATCCAAGTTCCATTGGCTCTGCGGCGTTCTTGTTTCAACTACTGTTCCTGTGGATGAATTTCGGACAACGACGTTCATCACGCTGGCACTTAGTTCAAAAAACAAACCATCGTTGTCATCATAATATCCCCAACGACGAACTACACCGGCTTTGCCTGTGTCTCCACAAATTACCGATGCTATCATCGACTGTCCGATGCCAGGAGTATATGGATGATATAAATGTGACGATACTTTAGAACGGGAGCCGCTAGTGGTCGGATTGGACAAAATTATGCCATTAAAATATGAAGATGACGATATTGTTCCGCCGATTGAACTGGTTATCGACGCCATATATTCTTCATCTACGCCATACCGAAAATGATACACGCCGACGATATTTTCACCAACGGCACGCATTGAACCAAATGAATCAAACGAAAATGGAGATTCGATCGGCGACATAATCAATTCTCCGTAAGGAGAAACATTAGTTCCACGAAATGGATTTTCGTGATCTACTATTGATACTGACGGTTTATAAATTGGAGTTCCTGTTCCATCGGCGACTGCATAAGGCGTGCTATTTACAGTCAGACTTTCTCCGTCCGTAAATGCAGTTGCAGATGTGTAATCCAAAGAAATGTATATTCTCCCGGAAGATGTGGTCCCATCAATTTTTATCACGTTTCCAAACGCACCAGACGTCGCACCCACGACAGTATTTCCCACTACAAAATCTACTGTTCCTGATCGATAATCTAACTCTATCGATAAATTGTGTGCGATTTTCTTGCCGGTTCCGTCTGGAGGAACTCTTACGTATCCGTTATGTTGTGGCATATTTTGATTTCACCTTTGAATATAACTATGAGTCGCTTTGGATTTGCGGTTTAAATAATTCCGTTATATGTTCCTATAATTACGTTCGAGGGCGGCGACCAGCGAGAATGCATTGGCATTCGTTCGTCCTATCGTTCCAGCCGTGGAAACATATTGTCCGGAGTTCAATCCAATTGCGACGAGTGTTACGGTAGCATCGGTAGCAGCGGTTCTGCTACCCTGAACATTGCCGTCGTAATCAAATGTAAAACTCGTTGAACTTACTCCGTATGTAGAACCTGTAATCGGGTTACCATTGTTATCCAATACAATCAAGGCTGAGGCCGAACCGAAGCTGCTGGACGGCGTTGATGTAAAGAACATTTTATACGACCCACTCGGATCTGATTGCAAATATGTATTGAACGTTATTGTTCCTGCTGCCACATATGGGAACGACCGCTGATTGCTGCCTGTGTCACGAAATACGTAATAGTTAATATCTGTATTCTGAATGTTATCTATGTAAACGCCTTGTGCCGTGTATAATGTGTCACCGACAAACGAACAAAGTTGATCTGCCGTCTTGCCAATTACATTTCCCAAATATGATGAATTTCCCGAACCGGAATTGATGTTTGAGTTTTGACGAAGTTTATATTGACAAAACTCGTAAATTTGTTCTTTTGTTCCGCTGTTACCATCTACTCTAATTGTAAATTGATATGTTCCAGCACCAATTGTTCTTGAAATTGAAGATGTGTAATAATATATGCTCATGCTCGTATAAGGAGCTGAACTTGTGATGGACGCATCTGAATTCGTAACTTTGACGTCGGTGGCGTTTCCCAACGGGAACGAATAAACCTGATATGTTACTGCGCTTTCACCGATTGCAGACAACGTGGATGCATCGTATGTCTTTCCTTGAATTCGGATGAAGGGTTTGAAGTAATTTCTATAATCAACATTCGACCAACCATTGGACGATGCTGATGCGTAAATCAAAACAGGTTCGTTCACTGAACCTGTGAATACCGTATTTGCCGGTGTTCCAGAAGAACTTTGTTGATAATATGGTTGATCTGTTGATCCGATGGAACCGAGAGATACGAGCCCCATCCATTCTTCCGTAGAATCGTTGGACGTGTTTTTAATTGACCAACCAGCATCACGTATCAACTCTCGGGTCAAATTCGGCCGTGTTGGCACCGATCCTGTAAAATCCCATCCGTCAATAAAATCAAACTTCTTTTCCGTGATTGAAATCAACGGAAATGGATATCGAATCAAACTTTCATCCGACTTCCATAACTCTTTACATTTGGAATAAATCGCTTGCATCGTTACACCATCGTAGGAAAGATTTCCTGCTAGATTTAATGCAATTCGTTTGCTTCCGCTGAGAAAGGTTAACTCTACATTTTTGTTTA